TCAAATCTTATTTATAGCTTCAAGCTTATTCGGCAAGTCAACATGTGTATATACTATCTGTGTAACGTTTTGCCCTTTATGGCCAACAATTTGCTGTATTATTCTTTCGTCAACTCCGGCTTCAGTCAAAAGAGAGATACAAGTGTGTCTTGTACAGTGCGGAGTATATTTAAGTGACAGAGCATCCATGATCGGCTTCCAATATGAGTCATAAAAGTTTCTGTATGTAAAATGATTACCTTCAGGAGTACATATAAGATAATCACTTTTCTTTGATATCCAGGACTCAAAGAAAGGTACTATCTTTTCGGCTATCGGTACTTCTCTTATACCTGCAGATGTCTTGGATTCTTTTACATAGAACCACCGATCATCAAGATGTACATCTTCTTTCTTCAGATCCAGCAGTTCACCAATCCTTAGGCCTGTATATATAAGCATGAGTGCAGCAGATATATACTCATTGGAGTCTGAAGCATTCCAAAGTGATCTGATAGCGTTCTTACTGAAAGGCTTACGATCATAAGCATTCGGATTGCCGGCACTATTGATATCAACATATTTGATAATCTCTCTTTTATCCGGAGTGATAATCTCATGTACCACTGCATAGTCCCACATCAAAGACCATAAGTTTCTAAGATTTCGTAGTGTAGGTGTGTTCTTTCCGGACTGATCCACTACAGCCTGCAGATGACTAAGCTTAATATCTTTGAAAGCCATATTATATAATGCGGAGCATATAGAATATGCAGCCTTATATCCGTTCGCATTCTTTATAGCTTCATAATGCTTATCGGACCACTTATCATACACTTCCTTAAATGTAATCGTATCAGCCTTTAAATCATAAGGATTTTCATTATATGCGGTAAGAGCCTGTAAGGCTTCAGCTCTGGTAGCATAGTAGCCTATGAAGGCATATATCGGGTGACATTGCATAGTATCTTCTATAGTTTTCCAGCCTACAGTTTTCCTTGCAGCCCATGGTTTTCTTCTTTTACCGGACAGCTTATATACCGATCCGAAAGAGTTGGGTAATCTCATAAACGTTCCTTTCTTAAAAATGAGTACAAAAATAACACCTCTTGCAAGGTGTCTACTCCCATGGTACAATATAACTTGTTCAGGGCATATTGTAGTGAGCAACAGCTTGCAATAGTATGTTTGCCACTTGGTATTAGCGTACCGGGTGGCTTTTTTAATTAAACAATCAAGACCTGATACCTTACCAATTACTTGATGGTCTTATGCTTTACTTGTGTAATACAAGTTCTCAATTCTGTAACATTCTATTTTTTATTAGTATTTATTAAATACTGTAGAACTTCAGGGTGAGCCGGATCAATAGTAAAAGTTTTTAAGTCATAAGATCCATTTGATTTTGTAAATACATACTCAATTAGTGGTGTATTATCTTGATTGAGGAATCTGACATATAAATACTGATAAGGAATATCGTATGTAGTTAATATTGTTGGGAGTAGTCTCCATGCACTAACCATATTATCTTGTATAGTTTTTACACTATCGGCTGTAGAGTCTTTCTTGGATAGAACAACACACTGGATGTACTGATTATCAGAACTTGCAAATGTAGAACAACTACCGAAAGCGGTTTCTGCCCAAGATTTAACAGCAATAAGAGGTTTGCTATCATTAAGTTCCTTATTGACTCTATCCAGTTTTTCAGCAGCTGCACTTGATTCTAAAGCCTCTTTTTCAGCAACTACGGATTCATATTCTTCTTTTGATACTGTTTGTGAACAAGCCGTTACGCTAAGCATACTGAGTGCCATAATGATACAAAGTTTTTTCATGTTATTTTTCCCTTTCATAAATGCGATACTCACCTATACCTTTCCTAATACCTTACCTATTACTTGAATTTCTTTAAATTCTGCAGGTTTGATAGTTTTATAATTTTGATTATGTGATATAAGTCCGTTTTTTCCAAGTTCCTTTATATATACTTCAGAGCCGTTTATCATAAAAATGCCTACATCACCGATATCAAGTGAAGTCATCTTCTTAACATACACCTTATCACCGTCATAGAAAGTAGGTTCCATACTGTCACCGCTTACCTGTATGATAAAGTCCGCTCCGGGACAAAGTGGAGCTTGTACTGTTTCTATGTCTATATCAGTCATAAAAGAAGTAGCTCCGGCACTTGCACCGCCAAGCACATAAGGATACATACAGAGAGAAGTTATAGTCTTATAAGGCGTTTTCTCTTCTTGTATGATAGTAACACTTTTATTATCGGTAATTCTTTCATATTCCTTATCAAGCACCAATGTAACAAGCTCCTTACCGTGATCATCTAAGGCTTTATATTTTTTTAGTAAGCTGTCATAAAGCGAAGGTTTAGAGAAACCAAAAGCATCATCAATAGACACTCCATATATATCACATAATGTAAATAAAGTATCGGCATCAGGTTGAGCATAACCAGTTTCCCAGTGTCCAATAATTTGCTGTCTTCTACCTATTTTTTCAGCTACTTCTTTTTGAGTTAGTCCTTTTTGAATTCTTAGATTTTTTAGAACTAGTCCAATTTCTTGTTTAGTCATATATACCTCCTAGAGATAATATAACTTATTATTTTTTGAAAATCAATATTAAAACTCAAAAAATTAGTATTAACATATTGACTTCTCAAAAATTTAGTGATATTGTTTCATTAAACTCAAATAATGAGTAATACAAAAAAGAAAGGATATTTTTGAATGAACAACGTGGATATCAGAGATAAGTTGAAAGCGTTCCTATGGGATAAAGGTTATTCGCAGAAAAGGGTGGCTGAGATGGCAAATTTATCTGATTCAAAACTGTCATCAATATTGTTGAAGCGTAGGAAGTTAGATGCCAATGAGCTGTTTGATATATGCAATGCCATTGAGATTACTCCGTCTGAATTAAGGGAGTACAAGAGAGAGGATAAGGCAAGTTAGGAGAGAACAATAATGATGACACAACCAATAAAGATAGAGATAACAGCAGATAGTATTTCAGACTTGGGGTTGATTATTGAAGCAATAAAAAAACTAAGAGAGTCCAACCCTGATGAAACATTGGACGTTACTATCAGGGTTGAAAATGCTGACATATATAAGACCGTTGTAAAACCGGGAATGAAAATATGCCTAGTTTAGTTGTCTTTTATAGTAGAGAGTTTAGCAGCTAAATCTTTTACTTGTTCTACCATTTCATCATTTGTTGGATATGCAACTGTGCCTTTAAAGTTTGGGCTGGAAACCAAGTTTCCGGATGAAATGAGAAAAGCGGAATACAACTCAACAGCTAATTCTTTATTAGTTTTTGCCATAAGATATCTCCTTTCTAATTACTCGGCCGGTCAGGGCCTGTAGTTATAGTTTAGGAGATATATGGCTAAAAGTAAATTGATTTGGGTAGAGAAAATAGGCGTGTATTTTTTTAGGAACTATATAGAAAAAGCAAGAGAGAGGATAAGGCAAGTTAGGAGAGCGGATGTTGAAAAATCATAATGAACAAGAGGAGTTATTGGCACACCAGTTTATAAAAAGAGATGGTTTTGAGAAAACAGCTGTTTTTATGATGAATCTATGTGGTCTGATTGTAGACACAATGAGAAAGAAAGAACGCTTCAATATCGTTATTCAATATGATACTGAAGCGATAAATGTAAATATTGATTATCTTGATAAGACTACAAACGTGTCAACCGGCATCCCTTTGGAAAGTTAATGAGTGATAGGTCTTTTTCGGAAGTGAGATAAAACTTACCGGAGTGCAAGTCAGGACATACAAAAAATCCAAGGTAGGAAATAGACTCTAACTTTTCAATGAGTGATTGTTGTTCATCTTTTGATAAGTCAGAATAATCAATTTGATATTCAATCAAAGTCATAGCGTTTCTCCTTTCTAATTACTCGGCTGGTCAGAGCCTGTAAGAATAGTTTAGGAGATAGATGGCTAAAAGTAAATTGATTGAGGTAGAGAAAATAGGAGTGTATTTTTGTAGGGACTATATAGAAAAAGCAAGAGAGAGGATAGGGCAAGTTAGGAAGTCTAATGGCGACAAAGAAAGTTATAGATAAAATTACAGATCGTATAGAAATGTACTGCAAGAAGAATATAGAGGATATATCTGTTAAAGAATTTTATGAATTTCATGATGATATTCGTATGTTGCAGTTTTTTCAGAGAAGAATAGGCGAGGATCTTGAAATAGCCGGAGCTGAGAGAATCAAGGGTAAGATACAGGATCGTATAGAAATGTACTGCAATAAGACTACAGAGGATATCTCCATTGAGGAATTTTATGAGTTTCATGAAGATATCCGAATGTTGCTTAGGTTTAAGTTAAACAATTAAATAAAGCACTTAGAATGATTGTACAAAATCCCATTCGTTTATGTCGTTTGGGACATCGTCAAGTGTACCGTCAAGTGAATCCCATTCATAGCATCCGGTAACATGACAATATACATCATCTGCAGCAGATTGTGGAGAGTGCCATGAGCCAAAGACATTGTCATTGAAAATTATACCATATCTTCCGGTGTTTAACATGGCAATGTATATAGGCCCTATAGGACTATCATATTTCCACATGATTCATTTCTCCTTTCTAAAAACTCGGCTGTGGAGAGCCTGTAAGAATAGTTTAGGAGATATATGGTTAAAAGTAAATTGATTGAGATAGAAAAAATAGGAGTGCATTTATGAGAGAACGAACATGAAAAGAGGTGAGATTTTGAATGATCTGAAGATTATAGAGCAGAGGGAAGTGTTAGGCAAAGAGTTCAAGATATATGGAGATTTTGAAAACCCTCTGTTCTTGGCCAAGGATGTTGCAAATTGGATTGAACATAGTGATATTTCAACAATGATGAGAACTGTAGATGATAATGAAAAGCTGCTACAAACATTGTTTGTGTCAGGTCAAAATCGTGAAATGTGGTTCTTGACTGAAGACGGACTGTATGAAGTCCTGATGCAGAGCAGAAAGCCGATAGCTAAGGAATTTAAGAGAGAAGTAAAACAGATACTTAAATCAGTTCGCAAACATGGATTATACGCTGCAGAAGAGCTTCTTAACAATCCGGACTTTATGATAGCAGCGATGGAAGCGTTAAAAGAAGAAAAGGAAGCAAGAAAAGCACTTGAGGCTGAGAATGAGAAGCTACAGCCTTTAGCACTATTTGCAAAGTCGGTATCTGCAAGTCATACATCCATACTTGTTGGAGAGCTTGCAAAGTTGCTGAAGCAAAACGGGGTAAATATTGGACAAACAAGGTTGTTTGCGTGGCTTAGAGACAAGGGATATCTAATGAAATCCGGTAGTAGTAGGAATATGCCTACGCAAAGGGCAATGGAGCAGCAGCTTTTTGAAATCAAAGAAAGCAGCTACATAAATTCTGAAGGTGTCACCGTAGTCACAAAGACAACCAAAGTATCCGGAAAAGGTCAAGTCTACTTTGTGAATCTTTTCCTGGGAGAGAATAAGGGGTAATTATGAAAACAGATAATAGAATGATCCGAAACAATGGAACAGAGTTAATAAGGCTTATTGATAAAGCTATAAGTTGTTGCAGATGGAGAGCAAATTTCGCTCTTTCAAATGCAAGTGATTATAGAGCATGGAAAGAAAAGAAGAAAGTATTGGAAGATGCATTAGAGATAGTGAAAGAAATTAGAAATGCGATCTAAGGAGTTATTGAATGACAATAAATGAAGCGGAAGAAATATTTAAGTCTAACAATGATTTTCAAAAGACAGTAATGGAGAGCAGGATTCCTGCATACGTTCTGTTTATGCATTTTTTGAAAAGGGGCTTAATAAACAAGCATAGTCATATAGAGTTTGCATCTGAAAGTATGAAAAAAGGAGTTGCAGCGGAAGAGTTGTTTCAAAAGCTTGTACCGAAAGCGGTAGATATAAACAGCAACTTTAAAATGAACAATCCTACATATGACTTTGTGTACGATGGACTGACAATAGATGTGAAGTATAGTTCTTTTTTAACGAGGAACGGTAATGAGTATTGGGGTTTTAGAAATTCTGAAGCCGATATAATAGTTGCCTTTTTAGAGAGAAAAAAAGGAAGCGAGCTGAACAATCCTTACATCCTTTTTATACCGACAAGGATAATAGCAAACAAAAACTTTCATATAACAAAGAACGGCAATTATTTTAGCAGCTTTAGAATACCGAAAGGCAAATGTTCGGAAATGCTGCAGTATTATGCAACGCTCAAAGATATGGGGATGCTTAGTGTAGCTATGTAGCTATATAAAAGGCTGTTTTGAATCAGGGAAACAGAAACAATGTGAGGAAAGAAGGATGAAAGGAATAAATGCCGAGGGAGTTTACAAAGGATGACTTACTGAAAGATTACTATAAGGAATGGATTTATGTATATAAAGAAGGTGCTATCAAAGAATGTACATTATCAAAGTACAAAATGAGTCTTTTTTGGGTTGAGAAGATAGCTCCTGATCTTAAGCTGTGTAATGTTTCAAGAGTAACGTATCAGCAAATCATCAATGAATATGCAAAAGAACATGAGAGAAATACCACTATGGACTTTCATCACCAATTAAAGGGATGTGTCTTGGATGCGGTTGATGAGGGCTTTATACCGAGAGATCCGACAAGAAAGGTCATAATAAAAGGAAAATTGCCGGGTAGTAAGAAGATAAAGTATTTGAACCAATTTGAGTTACAAACTCTTTTAAAAAGTTTGAAACTTGGAGAAGAGGTAAGTTGGGACTGGTTCATTCTGCTTCTTGCAAAAACCGGAATGAGATTTTCTGAAGGTCTGGGAATTACGCCAAGGGATTTTGACTTTGCACATCAGACATTAAGTATAAACAAGACATGGAATTATAAAGAGGGTGGTGGATTTACAACCACAAAGAATAAATCTTCAGTAAGAAATATACAGTTGGATTGGCAGTTGATAATGCAGTTTGCAAACCTTGTAAAAGGCCTGCCTGAAGATGAGCCTATATTCGTAAAGAAAGATATGAATGTATATAACTCTACAGTAAATGACTTGTTACTCAGATATTGTAAAAAGTTGGATATACCTGTGATTGCGGTACATGGATTGCGTCATACACATGCTTCTATTTTGCTATATGCCGGTGTTTCAATTGCCAGCGTGGCAAGAAGGCTTGGACATGCAAGTATAACCACAACACAAAAGACTTATCTGCATGTTATTCAGGAGTTGGCAAGTCAGGACATAGATATCGTAATGAGATCATTATCCAACTTGGTATAAGGATAGGGAAAATGGAGCAAGTATATGAGGAGTGGCAACGAAAATAGGATATCGGTAGAACAGGCTGCAAAACTTCTTGGAGCGTCACCACAGTTCATAAGAATCGGGCTGCAGCAGGGGATGCTTGATTTTGGCATGGCGGTGAAGATGTCAAGAAATTGGACATATGTAATCACCAAGCAGAAGTTTGAAGAGAAAACAGGAATAAAAGTAGATTAAAAGTTGAAATAGTAAAGAGGGTAAGAACAAGGAGTAAAAGATGGAAAGAAAAGAAAAAATAGAAGTACCGGAAGTATTCGATGATAACAGTGGTGAAAGCAAGTTTGTGCTTATAGAAAGAACTACACTGGATCAGCTTGTAGAGTGTAGCGAAAAGATTGAGACTGCAAGAGTTATTTTTGAAAGAGTAGCCATAGGTGTTGTAGTATTGGTGGCCGGGGTACTTATTGGGATGCTGTGGCTATGAGTAGTAGAAGGATAAAAACTAAAAGTAGGCTATGGACAGAGGAAGAACTTGAAATCTTAGTGGACATGATGAAACAGGGCACTAAATTAAGCGTAATTGCTGAACGCCTAAATCGTAGCTATGGAAGTGTTCAGAACAAAGTCAAATATATGGGGAAAGAGTAAATGGAATGAATATATATCTACCAGACCATACAATTATTGGACTTATGAAGAGTTACGTGAAGTAAAACTTGTTTTGGATTGCGGTGGGACGATGGCGGAAGCGGCAAAAAAGACATCACATAACAGAGCTTGCATTTCTCACAAAATAAATATAATGGGCATGGACTTCTGGGAGGAGAGAAATTGGGACAGGTATGTAGTTGGGTAGATGATACTTATAAGATTGAAGAATTGAAGAAGACCGCAAGGTCTGTAACTAAAGGAACAATATTGAAAAAGTATATCGGAAGTGTATGGCATCAGATAAATGAGACAAGAGGTTACGAAAGTCAGTTCTATATAGCGAATGTAACTGACAGAGGTCATCATGATGAGTTCGATAATGTTCCGGTATTCATAACTAAGATGGATAGGGAGTTTAGAGATGCTTTTAACAGAAACAGCAAGTTCTAAGCCTGATGATATAAAAAATGAGCCTGTGACAAAGACAGGCTCATAATGCTAAAAAGCATCAACTAAACAATATTTATTCTATGCTTTTTGGTCTAAGAAGTCAAGAAAAATGTGGGGCAACCCCCCTTTAACTGCTTGATTAAAATATTAAAGTTACGACTAAGAGGGTGTAGAAAAATGTATGTGAAAAAAACTTATAACTTAGGAAAGCATAAAGACATAATAGAGGTTCATAATTTTTATCCCGGCAATTATGGAGCGCCCGGAAAAAAGAGAGAGAAAAAAGAGAAGGCATCTCCGGAGGTGATAAAAAACAGAACCACGCAAACAGAGTAAGAAAAATACAAAGATTGATATTGGGTAATTTCAAAGCAGGAGATTGGCATATAGTTCTCAAATACAAGAAGGAACTGCGACCTGATGACTTTAAAGAGGCCAAGGAGCAGTTGAGTACATTTTTTAAAAAAGTGAGACTGGAGCTGAAAAAGTACTCAATAAGTTTCAAGTACATAGGAGTTACTGAGATGGGGAAGAAGGGCAATGCCTTACATCATCACATCATAGTTGAAAACATCACTGATCCGGTAAATATGTTGAAGCTTATAAGAAAGCATTGGATATATGGCCACATTGCTCTGACTGATCTATACCAGGAAGGAGCGTATCAGAGATTGGCTGAGTACATAGTGAAAGCTGAGACAAAGGATCCTGAGGGTAAGTCAAGCTATAAACGCAGCAGGGGCAATCTGATAGAGCCGGAAGTTGAAAGTAAGATCATGCTTAGAAAGAGTTGGCCAAAAGAGCCTAAAGCAAAGAAGGGATATTACATAATAGCCGACAGTGTAGTTTCGGGTGAGAATCCTGTTACAGGATATCCATATCAGAGATATATGATGCAGCGGTTGCCTAAGATCGGATCTGCAGGAAGAGAGGAGGAAGAGTGGATACAGAGTGTAGAATCAATATCTACATAACAACGTCCATAAGAGGACCGGCAAGGAAGAATGGTGGATATGGATATGTCATAGAATTTATAAAAAAAGACGGTAGTCCGATTACCAGGAGTGGAGTTGGCTATGAGATAAAAGCTACAGAAAACAAACTTGTACTGATGGCGTTAAAAGCAGCACTCAAAAGACTTACCAAAAGGTGCTCAGCCTTAGTATTTACTAAGTGCGAGTATGTTTTGAGCAGCTATAAAAATGAATGGATTTCTGAGTGGAAAAAGAATGACTGGACTAATGCAAGAGGAGTAAAGCTTAGTAATTGGGAGCTTTGGAGGGATATATCGGAGTTATCCACATTACATGATATATCTTTTGCGAGTTCCGGAACTACAAATCCTTATGAAATGTGGATAAGTGACAGTATAAGAAAGGTTGAGCATGAAAATTGAGAAAGACTTAATAAATACTAAGCATGAGGGCGATTCGGGAGGTATTTCCAAAATGGAAAAACCTAAGAAAAGAAGTATTTCTTTTACAGTGTATGGAAAGCCCATAGGTAAGCAAAGACCGAAGTTTGCAAGGAAGTATGGAAGTGTAATGACGTACACTCCTAAAGAGACTGTAAATTATGAAAACCTTGTAAAGATATCATATCCGGGCGGAGTAAAACTGGAAGGTGCTATAGTTGCCAATATAAAGGGATACTTTGCAGTACCGAAATCAGTAAGCAAAAAGCAAAGGGAAAGGATGTTGGCAGGAGAAGTCAAATATACGAAGAAGATTGATAGTGACAATCTGGCCAAGTCCATACTGGATGCATTGAATCACATTGCTTATGATGATGATTCGCAGGTGTGCTGCCTTACGGTAAGTAAGCAATATGCCGAGATCGAGAGAGTGGAAGTGGAACTTAGGGAAATATAGTAAATAGCTTTGAGGAGTAAGGAGATGAAAAATAACTTAAAGCATAATTCTGAAGGTTATGTGGACAGTACAGCTTACAAAGCAATAAAGTCTGTAAGTGCTGAAGAAAAGAAGTTGGCCATACAGTCTGAACATGACAAGCTGATAATGCATTTGAAGTACATGATAGAGCTTGCAGGTTTTAGACTGTCGGACAGGATCAGGCTTGTACATAAGGTTACAGGTAGGAAGTTTGACTAAGATTAGGGAGTAAAGGGGATGGATTACAAACAGGAAATAATCAATAAGATAAGAGATATGTCAAAATACTATTCCGGTCATCAAGTATTCAGAGATTGGATAGAAGTATACGCTTTAGCGATAGCAAATGCCTGTGAACCTGAAGGTACAGTGGTTTGGAATAAAAGGGAGCAGCAGTATTTAAACACAATAAGCAAATATCAGACTGCAGAAGTGGACGGTTTTGCTGAGCTTGGAGGGTTGCTTACATTGGCACTTGAAAAAGATATGTCGGATATCCTAGGAAGTGTATATATGGGCATAGAGACAGGCAATAAGGCCACAGGGCAGTTCTTTACACCTGACAATATAAGTCAGCTGGTAGCAAGATTGATGGATGATAAAGTGGTATCAACCGATATGCCTATAAAGCTGCATGAGCCTGCATGTGGCAGCAGCGGGATGATTATTGCATATGCCAGGACATTGAGAGACAAGGATATAAATTATCAAAAATTGCTTGATATAAAAGCTTCAGATATAGATTTTGCATGTGTCTATATGAGCTATATACAGCTGTCTCTACTTGGAATCAAGGCGGTTATCGCAAGACAGGACAGCTTGCTTTGGGAAAAAGTTCCACAGGAGCATATATTTGTAACTCCGGCAAAGAAAGGACTACTGCTATGAAAGATGAGGTTATATCAAAAATAATATTATCAATTGCTGATGGTGTCAGTATAGATATCGGTGAGCTGAAGTCTAAGCTTTATATAGCTATGAACGGATACAATGTAAGCCTTGAAAGCACAGAGATTGTGGTAAGAGAGGAAAATAAAAACGGGTGGCTTTTCAAGAAGTTTATAATGACTAAAACGGTTCAGGGTTTAACAGAAAGAACGCTTGGGTTGTATAGCATAGAAATACCTAAGATATTGAGTAAAATAGGCAAGCCGGTAGAAGAGATAACATCAGATGACATATTGTACTATTTAGCGATCAGAGAGTGCAAAGATAAATGCACTAAAGTAACTTGCAAAAACGAATTAAGGTATCTTAGTTCTTTTCTTGGATACTTATTTGTTGAGGGGTATATACCAACTAATCCTGTAAGGAAGATTGGAACCATAAAACTTGAAAAGAAAAAAATGAAAGCTTTTTCGGATATCGAGGTGGCGAAGATACGACAAGGGTGTAAGAATTCAAAAGAAAAAGCAATTATTGAACTTTTTCTTAGTACCGGGTGTAGAGTGAGCGAGCTTGTAAATATAAAAAAAGTAGACATAGAAATCAATAAAGTGATTGTAAAGGGAAAAGGAAACAAAGAAAGAATTGTTTACTTGAACGCTACAGCGATTTTAGCAGTAGAGGCATATATAAAAGATTTGCCGGAGCTTAAAAACCCTTATCTTTTCCCTAAAATGAACATGACAACAGGAATAAAAAAAGGAATAGCAAGAGGGAATGGTTATTTAATTGCCGAAAACTATGAAGAAGGGCATATGGATAAAGCTTCAGTAGAGGACTTAGTAAGAAGACTTGGGAAAAGAGTTGGAGTGACAGGCGTTCATCCGCATAGGTTCAGAAGAACATGTGCCACAATGGCCCTAAAAAGAGGAATGCCAATAGAGCAGGTCAGTAAGATGCTTGGGCACGAACAGCTTACAACTACACAGATATATCTGGATCTTAATGAAAGAGATTTAGAAATAGCACATGAGAAATATGTGTTGTAGTGAAAGGGGAAGGCATGAAAGATGAATTGATATCTGAGATAGTTATGGCATTGGCAGCAGATGTTGATATGGATATTGGAGAGTTGAAATCAAAGTTATATATGATTATGCATGGATACAGCATAAAGCTTGAAAATACAGATATAGTCATAAGGGAAGAGAACAAGAATGAATGGTATTTTAAAAAGTTCATAATGACAAAGACTGTGCAAGGATTGTCAGAGAGGACATTGGCGCAGTATTCAGCTGAAATACCAAGGATGTTGAACGCAATAGGAAAGTCTGCAGAAGATGTAAGTTCGGACGACATATTATATTACCTTGCAGTAAGAGAGCATAAAGATAAAGTATCTAAAGTAACTGTATCAAACAATCTTAGATACCTAAGAACCTTTTTTGAGTTTCTAACGGTCGAAGGAATAATACCTACCAATCCGGTAAGGAAAATTGGAAGCATCAAAGTAGCTAAAAAGCAGAAAAAGGCTTTTTCAGATGTAGAAGTGCTTAAGCTGAGACAGGGATGTAAGACAGTGAGTGAAAGACTTATTGTTGATATGCTGCTAAGTACCGGTTGCAGAGTCTCCGAACTTGTATCTATAAAAGCCGAAGATATAGAAGGTAGAAGAATAACTGTTTTAGGAAAAGGCAATAAAGAGAGGATAGTTTATCTTAATGCACAGGCACGCCTTACACTTGATGAACATATGAGAAATATCAATACAATAATCAATCCTTATATATTACCAAGTACAAGATATATAAACAGTACAGAGCATATGAGCAGCGGAGCGGTAGAAACTTTTTGCAGAAGGCTTGGGGAAAGAACCGGAGTTAGAAATGTTCATCCGCATAGGTTCAGAAGAACATGTGCAACTATGGCGTTAAAAAGAGGAATGCCTATAGAACAAGTGAGTAAGATGTTAGGCCACGAAGAGTTATCAACAACGCAAATATACTTGGACCTTGATGAAAGAAACTTAGAGATAGCACATGAGAAGTATGTAGTGTAGCAGGAGTGAAAGCACATGAAATATAAAACAATATGGAAAGAAAGGAATATTAAGGAGAAAACAATGAAGAATACACTATCAGATTTAAACAATTATCTGTTTGAGGCTATTGAAAGAATTACCGATGATGAACTGACGGATGAAGCTCTGGATAAAGAAATAAAAAAGAGTGAGGCTGTACAGAAAATAGCAAAGACCATTATAGAAAACGGGCATCTTGCATTGAATGCACAGAAGCATATTGATGAGTGTGGAAGAAAAGAAAGCGTCAACTTACCTATGTTTGGAATTGAAAAGAATGCAAATTAGATATACAGATGAGGAAAAGGCATTTTTAAGGTCTTTCATACCCGGGCATTTTTCATACGAAGTACAAAGAGCTTTTGAAGAGAAGTTTGGACATAGTATAACTTGTTCACAGATAAAGTGCTTTAAGGGTAATAACAAAGTACGATCCGGAATGGATACAAGATTTAAAAAGGGAACTGTTCCACCTAATAAAGGCAAGAAAATGAGTGCGGAGCAATATGCCAAGTCCAGTAGGACTATGTTTAAAAAAGGAGGTATACCACAGAATTACAGACCTGTAGGAAGTGAGAGGGTGAATGTTGACGGATACATTGAAATAAAGGTTGCAGATCCGAGCAAATGGGAGCTGAAGCACAGATTTATCTGGGAGGAAAGCAACGGTAAAATCCCTGCAGGTATGAATCTGATATTTAAGGATAATAATCCTTTGAATGTTAAAATTGATAATTTGATGCTGGTTACCAGGGCAGAAAATATGATAATAAATCATGCCGGGGTAAATATATACAAAGGCATAGAAAAAGAAGTGGCCGTAAATGCTATAAGGCTTAAAAAACTGATAAAAGAGAAGATATTAAAAAATAAAAAGAAAGAGGATAAGAATGAACAGAGCGATATTGATGGGTAGGTTGACAAGAGATCCGGAAGTGAGATATTCAAGTGGTGAGAAATCCATGGCAATTGCAAGATATACACTTGCAGTAGATAGAGGTTTTAAGCGTGGAGGAGATTCAACTGAACAGACTGCAGATTTTATACCATGCATTGCATTTGATAAAGCCGGGGAATTTGCAGAGAAGTATTTTAGACAGGGAATGAGAGTATTGATTTCAGGTCGTATTCAGACAGGAAGCTATACAAACAAGGAAGGTCAGAAGGTTTATACAACTGAGGTAATTATAGATACTCAGGAGTTTGCAGACAGCAAGGTCGAAAACACCGGAGGAAGAAGTAAAAAGCAAGAAGCGAATGTAGATGCGGATGGATTTATGAATATTCCGGATGGTGTAGATGATGAAGGATTGCCGTTCAATTAGATAGAAGGATGAAAAATGGGAAATAAGAGAGAAGAAGAGTTGAAAAATGTAATGAACGTAGAAATGTCAAAAGCTGTACAATTGGATGAAGTTATACATATGCTTGTTTTTGACAATATAAAAATTAGCGAAGGCATAATTAAAGAACTAGAATATGTGAAGGGAAAACACTTGCAAGCATATGTAAAAGCGTTTGAAGAGCTGAATGGAGAGAAGAATGACTAATCCGGCAGATAGCTTAAAAGACGCAATGTGGCATTTCTTAATGACTAAAGGGCAGAAGGCGAATATACCCGCGCTGAAAGAATATGTGTATAAGCTTATAGCTATGACTACGCAGAAGACAGCAGGGCAGAAAAAAGGTATAAGCTGGAATGAGCTTGATATGTTGCTTATGAGTATAGTGATCGAAGCGACGGCACTAGTACAGTCAGGCGTGCTTGATAAGATAGAGGAGGACGTATGAATAGAGAAAATCCAAAAGCAGGAGAAGTGTATAGGCATTTCAAAGGCGGATTATACAAGGTGATAACTATAGCACTACACACAGAGACAGAAGAAGAACTTGTAATATATCAGGCACTTTACGGCAAACACGGAGTATTCGCAAGACCTCTGGATATGTTTATGAGTGAGGTGGATACAAGGAAGTACCCTTGCGTAAAACAAAAATACCGCATGGAAAGACTAATCTCTAAGGCGTAGTTGAAGCTACAGCTTTGGTTTTCTGTAGATATGATTGAAAGATTACAATTTAACGGCAAGAGAGGTTATAAACTATTATTGATAAGGAGTAAAGATGTTTATAAAGCAATCAGTATTTGAGAAGTTGATAAAGAAAGCATATAAGTATGATGCATTGAGAATATATAAAAGTGAAGATGATGACTTGATTATAGATACTCCAAATTGTACGCTAGGCATACATAAAGATTTTATAACTAAAGAAGTTAAGGGAGCACTCATAAAACTTGTTGGAGACTTACCGGAGAGAACGGAGTCTATACTGTATGGCAAAGGTGGAAATATGCAATATGAGATTTCAGAAATGATAGATACATCAATACTGAACAATGATTATACAAAAGATAGGGAATATAGTCCTTATATTGTCTCCAATGTAACTATAGAAAAGACATACAGAGTAATTCAGTCTGAAAGTGATATAAGCATAATAAGAATGTTTAAGCAGGAATATTTGGATCTGATTGAAAGAAGTCTTGTGGATATTAAAGGTGGAGAGACAAGTGTTGAAGGACCTATCAGTAATGACGAGGGCTCAAGCCTCAGATGGTATACGAATGTATGTGCATTGGAGATAAAACGCAGCGTAGCAGAAGATTATAAAAATGAATTGATAGAAATGCTTAGGACAATAAAGTTTGAACAGTGTGGGGAGTAAAATATGGCAAAGCAAAAAGATGTAGCAATAAATCGCAGAGAGTATGAGAGGATAAAAAGATACGATCATACTCAAATGAATAATTATATCAGGAGCATATACAAGGACGGTTTCGATAGCGGTATTGAGGAAGCGAAGAACAGGAATGAGAAGAAGGACTTGAATATGGAACTGATAAAAGTTGAATTGTCAAATATAAAAGGCATAGGGCCGGCAAAGATGGCACAGGTAATAAAAGTCCTGGAAAAAAGAATTGACTAAAAGTGAAGGAGGTGATGCTATATGAACTCTGCTAAAGCTGAGTTACTTGAGGTACGAAAGCTTTGCGTAAAGATTTATCAGCTGTATAGGGAGAAAGAATCGTTGCTTGGTATTACAAGAAATATCAAGTCAGATGAAAAAGTTCAGACATCTACAGGCAGCGGCGGACTTGAAGCAACGGTGCTTGAACGTGACAGGATACAGAAAGAAATTGATAAAGCAATGAGCTTGTATATATCAGAGAGGCAGCAGATAATTGATAGAATACATCGAATAGATAAAGAAGAGTACATTCAAGTACTGTATAAGAGACACATTGAAGGAAAGAGTTTTGAAGCAATAAAAAGAGAGATGCACTATGAAGTATCTTATTTGAGAAAGCTACATTCAAAGGCTCTCAATGCATATATTAAGATAATGTGATAAAGCATTTCAAGAAGCAGCAGATGATAAAGATGTCTCACTTTTGTCCAATTGTATATGATATACTTATACAGTGACAAGGAATAGATACTTCTTGTTTGCTATTTCATGTATACCCCTTTTAGGAAGCTCTCAGTGTATGAGAGCTTTTTTGTTGTAATATTGCACAAATAATACAATAAAATACAGTGAAATAAGGCGAAAATATGTACAAAATGCACAAGGTACTCCCGGGGGGGGGTATACCCCCTATGCGGGGCAAAGAGGTGCGGCCGATTTGGCTTTAAAAAAAGTGAAAAAAATGGGATTTCCTTCCCTTGGAAAGGAGGGGTGATGGTGGCTGATGACAGTTAATCAAAAGGAGCTGGCGGAGTGTCTTGGAGTAGAGCCAAGGACTATAAGAGATTTGACTAAGAAATGTGGAATATTTGAAAGAAATGAGTCGGGAAAATACGAGTTAAGTACCTGTGTAAAAGAGTATATTGAGTATAAGCTTGACTTGGACTCAAGCAGGGCAAAAGGCTTGAATTTAGAGGCTTTAAAGGCCAGACATGAAGAGATAAAGATACAGATGAGCCTTGAAAAGCTAAGAGAATATAAGGCTGAAACACACAGGTCTGAAGATGTGGAAGAGTTCCTGTCAAATATGCTTGTAAGCTTCAAAAATAAGTTGTCAACATTGCCCTCAAAGCTGGCTATGGAGATCATGGGAGAGACTGATACCAATGTGGCAATAAAGAAGGTGGAAGAGGAAATAGACATAGCTTTGAATGAACTTTCCGGATACGATCCGAATAAGATTAGCAGGAAGAGAAAAAATATTGATTTGAATGAGGATGATTTAGAAGAAGTAGAGGAAGAGGATGACGTCGTCAAGAGAGAAAACAAGAAGACTGTTTCAAAAAGTAATAAGCGAAACACTAAAGCCACAAAAACAACTAAGCGTAAGTCAGTGGGCAGAAAGGTACAGGGTTCTTGATTCTAACTCCAATTTAGCAGGCAAGTGGTCCAATGATGTTACGCCATACCTTGTAGGGATAATGGATGCTTTCAATGATGTAAATATCAGAAAAATATTCTTTTGCAAAGCCAGTCAGATAGGTGGTACCAGTGCAATGGTAAATATGATTATGTATATCATTATGCAGACTCCGGCACCAACTATGATAGTCTATCCCAGTGACGATCTGGCCAAGAATATATCCAATGACAATCTAAAACCTGCATTCAGACTTGTGCCGGAAATAAAAAAGATGTTCAAAGAGACAAAATCAAAGGAACTTGAGCTTAGGTTTACTCATATGCCTATATATCTTACCGGAGCAGGATCTCCAAGTAAGTTGGCTTCCAAGCCTATAAAGTATCTGTTTTTTGATGAGATAGATAAGATGGGTGGTGCTACTAAGAAAGAAGCAAGTCCTTATAATCTTGCACTGGAAAGAACTAAGACCTTCAGGCCTACTGAGAAGGTCTTTGCTGCAAGTACTCCTACTATCAAGAGTAATTATATTTGGGAGCTACATGATGGAGCGGATGAGGTCAAACATTACTTTGTACAGTGTCCACATTGTGGCGAATGGATAGAGTTCGCGTTTGATCAGATAAAGTTCTGCAAGGATGAGGAAAAGAAGATGAGCAACTACGAAAGGGCACAGACTGCAAAGTATGTATGCCAGGAGTGTGGCTGTTTCATTACAGATTCCGACAAGATGAAGATGCTTAGAAGTGGTGAATGGAGAGTTGTAAAGAAGAGAGGCAACGGAGTGGCTGCAAAGAGTGTAGGATTTTGGATAAGTTCTCTTTATTCGGTATTTCTTAAATGGTCCGACATAGTGGAAGAATTTTTAGACAGTTATAAGGATCCTGAGAAGCTGCAGAACTTTACCAACTCATGGCTCGGAGAAGCCTGGGAGGATACAAGGATTGCTACAAGTAATAAGCTTGTACTGCAAAGACAGACCGACTTGGAAGAGTTCGTGGTTCCAAAGTGGGCAAGAATGCTTGTAGGCGGTGTGGATGTGCAGCAGGATTCTTTGTATTTTACGATTAGAGCATATGGAGCTTATACAACCAGTCAGAATATTACTCATGGGCAAGTACGAAGTTTTTCAGATATTGAAAGAGTTATGAATGATACCTATAAGCGTGAAGACGGTGTGGACATGGTAGTTGCGTTATGCCTTATTGATAGCGGATACAGGCCGGACGATACATATGATTTCTGTATTGAAAACAGGGAGTGGGCAATACCGGTAAAAGGCTCATCAAACCCTATGGACTCAAGATATAGATTTAATAGAGTTGATAAAAAGGGATATGGACTGCAGTTGGTAGTATGTGACGGTGGTGCTTTTAAGGACTCTATAGCTGTCAGACTGCAAAAGGAAAACGGCCCGGGCTCTTTTATGGTATTTAAGGACTGTGATGAAAACTATGCGAATCAATTAAGCTCTGAGCAAAAGGTCATGGTAAAGACATCTGCAGGCAATGTGATGAGATGGGTACCGAAGCGTTCTCATATAGATAACCACTATCTTGACTGCGAAGTATATGCCATGTGTGCAGCGGAGATATTGGGAGTGCGGAACTTAAGAGAAGAAGGTTATGAAGAGACAAGTAAAGAAAATACCAAGGCGGAGGATGCTGAATCTGATTGGATTACAGGTGGAAATAAAGGAGGATGGTTATAGTGGACAGACCAATGACAAATGAGGAGCAAATTATAGAAATTGATAAGGCAATATCATCAATTTTGAGAACGGGACAAAGTTATAAGATAGGTTCAAGAACCTTGACAAGAGCGGACCTTGGAACGCTTAGGTCAATGAGAAAAGATTTAATGGCGGCTTCAGAAGATAACGGCACTGATCTGTTTAGTAATACTTTTGTGGCTGTATTTGACAGGAGGTAAAAATGAATTGGCTTGATAATTTAATTGGATTTTTTTCGCCGGCATGGGCGTATAAAAGGCAGGCTTTCAGAACAGGGCTTGATGAAATAAGGTCAGGATATTATGACAGTGCAGATTCGTCCAGGATGAATAGAAATTGGACTGCAAATAATGCGCCGGCAGTAATGACTGACAGCTTTTCAAGGGATAACATAAGAGCCAGGGCAAGAGACCTTGAGAGAAATTCAGATATTATGAATGCAATACTTAGTGCATATAACAGAAATGTGGTAGGTGAAGGATTTACTCTACAGGCAAGGACTGACAATGAAGAACTTAATAACAAGATTGAAGAGCTGTGGAGAGTGTGGACTAAGAAAAAGAACTGTGACATCTCTAAGAATCAAAATCTTATTCAAATGCTTAGGATGATTGAGAGACGAAAGAGGGTGGACGGTGGAGTTCTTATACAAAAATGCTATACAGATGATGGAGTATTGCCACTGAAGCTTTCCTGCCTTGAAGTGGATGAGATAGATAAAGATGTTATGAGTCCACACTATGAGGGAAATAAAGTAGTGGACGGCATAGAAGTGAATGAGTATGGAGCAGCTGTAGGGTACCATATCAGAAGATACAATAAGGATGGATATTTACTTGAAGAGCCACACTTTGTAAAAGCTGAAGATATGATATTTGTATTCTCAAAGACAAGGCCTTCTCAAGTAAGAGAGATGAGTGATCTAAATCCTACTTTACTCAGGGTAAGGGATATCACCGAATTTATGACTGCAGTATCGGTGAAGCAAAGGATTGAGGCTTGTATGTCTGTATTTATAAAAAAAGGTGCAGCGGATGAGCTTGGAAGAGGGATAGTAAAGTCAAACAATCAATCCGGATATGATGGGAAGCTGTTATCTCCGGGTATGATCAAGGTATTAAATCCGGGAGAAAGTATAGATGTTGTTAATCCAAACGGCCAGGCTGCAGATGCAACATCTTATATAAAGCTTCAAAATCAGTTGCTTGGAGCAGGACAAGGGCTCAGTTATGAGGCTACCACAAGAGATATGAGTCAAACAAATTACTCAAGTGCAAGGCAGGGATTGATAGAGGACAACCTTACGTATGCAGAGGATAGGCAGCTCCTAGGAGACTTGGTAGATGAAATCTATGAGGCTTTTATTACTTGTGCGGTGTTATATAAAAAGCTTGATATACCTGATTTTTTAGATAACAAAGAAAAGTATTTTAAACATGAGTGGATTCAGGCAGGAAGAAGGTGGATAGATCCGCTTAAAGAAGCAAGTGCTATGAGGCTTGGTATGGCAAGTGGACAAAAAACTTTTAAGCAGATAGCGGCAGAGAACGGAAAAGACTGGAGAGAACAGATAGAGGATATAGCCGAGGTCATTGCATATGGCAATGATTTGGGTATAGACCTTGGACATATCCTATACGGAATAGATTCGAGGAGGGAAAATGGATAAGAATTTTGTAAGAGAGATAGCAATAAACGGTATCAGACAGGTAAAAAATGAAGATGACACTAAGACTATAGAGCTTAGCTTTTCAAGTGAAGAGCCATATCAAAGATGGTACGATCATACAGAAGTACTGGATCATAAGGGAATACAGCTTGATAGGCTGAATGATATAGGTGTAGTGCTATATAATCATAACAGGGATAAAGTTATAGGCAAGGTGAAGAAAGCGTGGGTGGAAGATAACAGAGGCCTTGCTGTAATAGAACTTGATGATGATGAGTTCAGCACTGAGATATATAAGAAAGTTGAAAGCGGTACACTTAAAGGTGTATCTGTAGGGTATTCTATAGATACATGGGAAGAAGTAAAGGCCGGAAAAGAGTCAACGGATGGATTTGCCGGGCCTTGTTACATTGCCAGGAAATGGACCCCATATGAAATATCAATAGTATCCATACCTGCAGACGGGACTGTCGGAGTTGGTAGATCTGAGGAAAATACAGACGGTAATGATATGGCGGATTTAAGTATGTATGAGAATATGGTCAAAATGAATGAGAATAAGTTGAGGTTATAAGATGTCTCACTTTTGTCCAATTTTTTATGCTATATTGGTAAAGTGCTAGATGGGCGTATAGCACATGATATTATTGATGTGATTGTTCCTTTCATGAAAGCTTGAGGCGTATGTCTCAGGCTTTTTTGTTGGAAAAAAATGAGAAAGGAGTCTTTTATGGGTGCAAAGGATGCATTGAGAAGACAACAGGAGCTTTTGGAAAAAGCTAAGGCAGAAGGTAGGAACTTGAACTCTGAGGAGCAAAGAGAGTTTGACAGTATGCAGACTGTTATTGATGCTGCTTCTACAGAGGGAGATGTAGATGGCTTACAGATTGAAAGAGAAAGATGTAAGCAGATTGTAGAGTTGTGTAAGGATATGGAGCTTGATCCGACCGACTTTATCGCAAGTGGAGCAAGCATAGAAGCTGTGAAGGATGCTGCTATACAAAAGTTTAAAAGTGAGAAAAGACCTGTAACGGCACAGCCAAGCGGTGATGTGAATTTGAAGGTTAAGACTGATGAAAGAGATAAGTATACCAGAGCTGTAGCGGACGGAATGCTTTTAAAAAGTGGATTATATGTTGATAAGCCTGCAGCGGGTGCAAATGATTTTAAGAGCATGTCGCTTAGAGATATGGCTATTCACGCTATGGCACAGGATGGTGAGAATTTAGATGTACTTATGAGAATGTCCCAAAATGAAGTATATGACAAGGTTACAAGAGCAGGATTTTACAATCCGACATCTGCATTCCCAGCTATCATGGATACAGCTATCAATAAAGCTTATAAGGATGAGTATACACTTGCTCCTACAACGTTTGAGAAGTTTGTAAAGATTGGTTCTTTATCGGATTTTAAGGCACATGACAACTACTGGGTAACAGGCCCGGCTGGCACGTTCAAGGAAGTACCGGAGAACGGAGAGATCGAGGCGGATGTACCTAAGGATATGGCCAAGCCTAAGCGCCAGCTTAAGACATTTGCAAGGCAGTTCTCTATGAGCAGACAGGCCTTTATCAATGATGATATAGGCTTCCTTACTACAGTGCCGGCACGATATGCAAGAAGTGCAAAGACTACAATCAATCAGATGGTATATAACGCACTGTACAATGATGTGGTTATTTATGACGGATTACCGCTGTTTGATGCAAGTCATAAGAACTCTTTAGCTACCGGATCGGCTCCGAGTGCTGAAGTTATCAACAAGATGATATTGGCGTTGGCAACACAGAAGGATGAGTTCGGCCAAAGCATTGTAGTAAATCCTAGAACCATAGTAGCTCCTGTGGGATATGCTATGGATTTATATAAGATTTTCAACTCTCCAAGTATCAATACAGCAGGCAACACGCAGGCTGCAAACCCTTTATATCAGCTTAGAAACAATATCCAGATTGTAGAGGATGCAACCCTTAATGCACTGTCAGGAACAGGAGCTGCACCATGGTATCTGATGGCGGATGCGGCAGATATAAATGCTATTGAGGTTGATTTCCTTAACGGCCAGCAGGTTCCGACTATCAGAAGAATGGAAAATCCGGGAACACTGGGATTTGTATGGGACATTTATTTTGATGTCGGCGTTACTGTGATGAATCATAGAGGTATTGTAAGAAATAAGGGAGTAACTATAGCTGATCCGTTGGCTTAAAGAAAGGAGAGAGTATGGCAAATAAAGGTGCGTATGTAAATACCGGTTATACAATCAATTATATAAATGAGACGAACACAAAAATTGAGGCAGGCTCAGTGGTAAAAATCGGAGATCTTGTAGGCATTGCAGCATGTGATATTGATGTGAAAGCACTTGGAGCTGTGAGCATCAGTGGCGTATACGATATTACTAAGAAATCCGGAGAAGCTATAGAGGCAGGCAAGCTTGTATATTATTCTGATGATGGTGTTACGGCCACTGCAGGCAGTAATCCGAGGGTAGGTTATACTGTAGCCAAGGCGCTTGCCGGAGATAGTATTGCAAGAGTAAGGCTGGGATAGTATGAAGAAGTATAGAGCTAAGAGGTATATTCTGTACCTGGGGCATATGTATGCTCCGGGTGATTTTGTAATGACATCAGATATTGAATATTTGGAAAAACTTGTTGCAAATGATTCTGCAGAATATGTTGATGATGAAGGAAATGTAATCAGCCAAGCAGCCCAAGCAGCAGTAAGCACTGAGGTTAAGGAATCTGTAGAAGAACTTCCATTTGGTGAGGAAGATTCATCGGATGAAGTAAAGGGAGATGTCAGCAACAAGCCTATTGGAAGAAGCAGGGCAAAATAATGAATGAGTTTATAGAAGCTCTTAATGATGATATATCTAAGGTTTTCTTAAACCTTGATGAGTTTGCTTCTACTCACAATATTGACGGTAAGGAATATAACATTATCATTGATGAATATGAGTTGAACGAACGAAACAAAGGCAGAGAAAAGGAGCTTATAGATGGAATCTATATAAGAGAGCTGCTTATATACGTGTCTAAGGATGAATTTAAAAGGCTTCCAAGTATAGGTAGAATACTGTTTCTTGATAATGTGGAATACCTGGTCAAGGATGCACAAGAGGAAGAAGGAGTATTTGTTATTACACTTGAGAAGAATGTGCACTGATGAATATTGAAGTAAGAGTTGATGAAAATGACTGGAGGAGACTTGAGCATACTCTTAAATATCTGGGAGAAGATGCTGATAAAGGCCTTGCTAAAGTTGTGAATAAGACGGCGAAGGAAGCAAAGAAACTGCTTGCAAAGCAATCTAATTCCGAATACGCTACTACGGATTTAGGACTTAGAGGCTTTAATAACGCTATGAAGGTAAAAACAGCTACAGGAAAGAATCCTGTAGCTGAAATCATATCTAAGGATGGCAGCAGAGAGCTATATAAGTTTAAGGTATCACCAAAGACCGCAACAAGAAAGAATGGCAGAAGGCCAAGGGCTTTTAAAGCAAAAGTTTTGAAATCAAGCTCATTTAAAAAGATGCAGACTGCAGATATAAAAGCGTTTGTGACAACTTTCAAGAGCGGTCATACAACATTGGTTGAGAGAACACCGGGCAAGAGGATGAGGAACAGAAGAGGCAAAGGTATAACAAAGCATAATATGGCGCTTAAAGCCTTGTATGCTGTATCTGTGCCAAACATGCTTGCCGGCGAACACGGATATCTTAAGGCAAGTGCTATGATCGATGATGTACTGCAAAAGGATATTGATGTGGAAATAGAGAAACTTTTAGGAAGTGAAAGATGACAGTTTTTGATATTTATAAAGAGCTTGAGGATTTTTTGCATCCTATATTGGATGAGATGTACTTTGAAAGCCCGGATGGGAAAAGGGTAAAGATAAATATATATAAGCAGAGCTTGCCTCCAAAGCGTGATGATGAAGATATGAACCCGATTCCGTATCTGATTATAAAAGTTCTCGGTGGAACTTTTCCAAAGGACTATAGAAGTGATACGGCCAAACTTAGAGTAATACTTCTGATAGGCATAATGAATACGGAGGAAGGATATACGGCATCCAGGGATGTGATCGGTGTTATTGAAAGGATAAGACAGGAGTTCTTAAAGGTTGGACATTTAAAGACTTTTTCTCTTTGTGCTGATATAGACTTTACGATGAATGAAGAGGATGAGTATCCGTATAGCTTTGGTGGTATGGATTTGAAATTTAGAAGTATAGATGTAGTGAGAGAGGATGAATACACATAATGGACGATAAGAAAGAAGATATTGTAAAAGAAGAGCCAAAAGTGGACGCTGCAGAAGAACCAAAAGAGGTTATTGAAGATAATACAGAAAGTGATGTAGCCTTAATAAATACTAGGCGTGAAAGGCTTTCAGATGTGGTCTATGTAGGTCCGAAAGTAAGCGGTGTTATACAGCAATTTGATACATTCAGCGGAAATGTTCCTGAAAGTATTGAGGAGTTTTCAAATAAATATAATACGATAAGGGCACTTTTTATACCGATTAGCGATTTTGCCAAGGCTTTTAGAGAGGTAAAAGAAAAAGGAAGTGCTCTTTATAATCTCTATATGAGAGCAAAGGAGGAGATAAATGACAACTTATAATCATGGTATAAGGGTAAAAGAGGGTGCGACACCTGTAAGTAAGCCGCTGCTTGGTACTGCAGGCCTTCAGGTTGTAGTAGGATGTGCACCGGTAAACCTTACAAAGGATCCATATTCTAAGACAAACAAGGTTGTACTTTGCAACAGCTTTGATGAGTGTGTACAAAAGCTTGGATACAGTGATGAGATGGATAAGTACACTCTATGTCAGGTTGCATATGCTTCTTTCAAGCATTTTAAGATAAGCCCTGTAGTTTTTATCAATGTACTGGATCCGAAGAAGCATAAGCAGACGGTAGCGGAAAGCACTATCAATGTTGTAAATAAGCAGGCGATACATCCTGATACAGGTATTTTGCTTGATAAGTTGGTGGTAAAGAATGCTGCAGCTACATTGGTTGCCGATACCGACTATATATTAAGCTTCAATGATGAAGGAAAGGCTGTAATATCACTATTGTCTACAGGCAGTGCATATAATGCCACACAGCTTAAGGTAAGCGGCGAGAAAATAGATCCAAGTCTAGTTACAGTTAATGATATAGTTGGCGGTTACAGTGATTCTACAGGAGAGAGTACAGGTATTGAACTTATAAAGAGTGTATTCCCTAAGCTTGGAATTGTGCCGGGCACATTGCTTGCCCCGGGATATTCGTATAATCCGCTTGTTGCAACGGCTCTTGTCGCAAAATGTGAGGAGTTGAACGGAAAATTCAGGGCTATGGCTCTGATAGATATATCTTCAAGTACGGTAAAGAAGTACACAGATGTTCCGAAGGCTAAGGCTGATCTTAGTATTAAGTCACCTTTTGCAATTGGACTATGGCCAAGCGTGAAGGTGGAAAAGAAAGTGATTTCTTATTCGGCAATGTTTGGTGCTTTATGTGCTTATATTGATACTAAGAATGACAACATTCCTAGCAAGTATCCTTCAAATAAGCCTTTGAATGTCGAGAGTGCTTGTCTTGCAGACGGCAGCGAGGTGCTTATTGATGAAGAGCAGGGTAATACTTTGAATGCAGTAGGTGTAGTAACGGTTATAAATCAGGTCGGATTACGTGCCTGGGGAAATAATACAATGGCCTATCCGGATGATACCGATCCTAAGAACAGGTGGATTGCAATAAGAAGGTCTTTCAACTGGTATGCAAACGGATTTATAACTAGATTTATTGATGCGGTTGATGATCCTACAAGTTATAAGATAATCGAAGCATTTCTTGATGCCGAGAATATGTTCGGTAACAGCATTGTAGCAAGAGGAGACTTTGCAGGAATAAAGATGGAATTCAGCATTGATGACAATCCGAGGGAATCTATACTTGCAGGAAGAATTAAGTTTAAGGAGAAGATAGCTCCATTTATTCCGACGGAGTATATAGAAAATGAAGTTTCGTTTGATCCTAATATGATTGTGAATGCATTGGGAGGTAATAACTAATGAGTTTTCCGACAGTAATAAATAATTTTAACATGTACTCAGGCTCTGACAGACTTATCGGTGTAACTGATGAAGTCAAGTTGCCTGATATGAATGCGATAACTTCATCTGTAAGTGGTGCAGGTATAGCAGGAACTATTGATATTCCTGTTGTAGGTGCATATGAAAACATGGATATAGAGATACAATTTAGAGGTCTTACAGAAGATATTTTTAAGATTTTCAAGGCGGGAGAGACTGTAGATCTGACTTTAAGAGGAGCGTATCAAACTCTTGAGAACGCCAGTGCTTCAATAGGCAAGAGTTATATGAGAGTAATGGTAATAGGTTTTGTAAAAAACTTCTCCCCTGGAAGTGTCAAGATAAATGATCAGATGACCGCTACAGTTACTATATCTATAGCATACTATCTGATTGATGTGGCAGGCAGCAATGTTATTGAGCTTGATAAGCTTAACTCAAAGTGCGTAATCAATGGAGTTGACGTACTTGGGGACATAAGAAGTTATATTTAATGTTTTGAGTCAGGTGTCTGTAGATGCCTGACTTTTTTGTATAAGCATATGGGTGACATCACCGATATGGATCTAAGACAGATGATAGGAGAAAAGATGAGTAAAGAAGTAGAAAAAGATATTGAAGTCGTAGAAAAGAATGATACCGCAGTAATTGTATTTGGTGAGCCGTACAAATGGGAAGGCAAGGAATATACAAGTGTAGATATCTCTAATATGAAAAATCTAAAGGGCATTGATCTTATAGAATCATTAGACAATGGTAACGGCTTATCTACAAGTGTAAACGGCGAATATAATATAAAAACTATTATGTCTTTAGTAAGCAAAGCTACAGGGATACCGGTTGAGTTCTTTGAATATTTGCCTATAAAAGAAGTTATAAAGATTAAGTATAAAGCTATAAGTTTTTTATAAGAGTGGGCATAAGCCCTAATGACGGCAGGGTAGTAAGAAAGATAGCTATAAGATTGTCAATAAAGCTTAATACAAGCATGGAATATTTTATGAATATGCCTGTGAGGGAACTTATAGAAATAGTTGAGGAGGTGAGCGAAATTGGCCAGTAAAAAAGAATATGAGATGAGGATAAAGATTGGCGGTAGAGTGGATGCCTCTTTGGGTAATGCTACCAAGCAGGCTATAAGTAATATTGAGGGTGGTCTGTCAAAGTTTGAAAGCCGTATGAAGACTATAGGTAAGGTGGTAGCAAGTGTAACTGCAGGACTTGCCGGCGCTGCTACTGTAATGGGATCTAATTTTGAAGCACAGATGAAGACTGTGCAGGCCATAAGCGGATCAAGTGAAGCACAGCTTGATATTCTTAGTGAAAAGGCTAAAGAAATGGGTATTAAGACAGTGTTCAGCGCTACAGAATCAGGTAAGGCGCTTGAGTATATGGCTATGGCAGGATGGAAGACTGCAGACATGACACAGGGTATATCAGGTATCATGAATCTGGCTGCAGCATCAGGTGAAGACCTTGCAATGGTTTCAGATATAGTTACTGATGCACTTACTGCTTTCGGACTCAAGGCAAGTGATTCAGCACACTTTTCCGATGTACTTGCTGCAGCATCTTCAAACTCCAATACAAATGTAGCTATGTTGGGCGAGTCTTTTAAGTATGTTGCTCCTGTGGCAGGTGCTCTCGGGTATAAGGTTGAAGATGTAGCTGTGGGATTAGGTCTCATGGCAAATCAGGGAATTAAAGCCGGTATGTCAGGTAGAGCCATGAAAAATATATTGTCAAATATGACTAAGCCTACAAAAGAAATGGCTGCGGCTATGCAGACACTTGGAGTCAGCTTGACTGATGATAGTGGAAATATGCTTTCATTTATGGATATTATGAAAAATCTTAGAAAAGGCTTTGCAGGCGGTAATTTAGGAGCAAAGGAGTTCAAAGAGAGCTTACAATCTATTAGTGACGGATTGGAAGATGGAGAAATGGATGAGGAAGAGTATCAGGAAAAGATGGATACTTTGATGACAAGCATGTATGGAGCGGGTGCGGCGGAAAAGGCCAGACTTGCTAATATGCTTGCAGGTAAACAGGGTATGACAGGTCTTCTTGCAATAGTGAACTCTTCAGAGGAAGATTTTAATAAACTCACATCAGCAATACAGAATGCTGACGGTGCAGCGGAGAACATGGCAAATACAAGACTTGACAACTTGCAGGGTGATGTAAAACTTGCTCAAAGTGCCTTGGAAGGATTGGCCATACAAGTGTATGAAGATTCTAAAGGACCTATGCGAGAGGGCGTGCAGATGTTTACCAAATCTATTCAAGACTTGAATGCATATATCATAAAGAGCGGAGTGGCCAAGAATATAGGAAGAGCATTGTCTAAAGGCCTTAAGCAGATGGAAGGTGCAGGAAAAGGCGTTATTGAGTTCGGTAAATTTGCAATGAAGCACTCAAGTGTAATTCTTGGACTTCTATCAGGAATGGCAGCAGGCTATGCTACATTAAAAGCCGTTGTGATCGGGAACAAGATAGCAAGTGGAATATCGGCTATAACAATGGCACTTTCAAATCCGGTCACGGGAGCTATTGTAGTTGGAGCATTGGCCGTATCTGCAATAGTAGGAGTAACTACAGCTCTTAAAGCTATGAGAGTAGAAGCAGGCAACAGAAGTCTTAGTAAACATTTCGGTGACTTATCTTTATCAATGAAAGAAGTTGATATTGTGGCGGACAGGCTTGTAAGCAGTAAGTCACTTGAGGGTGTAAGGACTGCTATGAAATCATTTGATGAAGCAACTAAATCTATGGACGGCTTCACAAACAGTCTAAGTGCGGTCAGAAAACTCAACTGGCAAGTGGGCATGGGTATCAAGCTTAGTGAAGATGACAATACCGCATATAAAGAAGGCGTTGAGAATATGATCTCTTCTCTAAAACAATCTGTAACAAGTGAGCAGTACGGTATGGATATGAATCTTGCATCTATACTTGGAGATAATCCAAACATGGAAGGTATAAGAGCCTCTTTTAATAATTACTATACTTCAGTGTACTCTGAGCTTGACAGACTTGGTGAAGAGATGAAAACTGCAGTCAATGATGCATTCAATGACGGAATACTTGATATAGATGAGGCTAAGCATCTTGAGGAGCTTGAAAAGCAGATGGCAGATATGAAGGCTAAGTTGGCAAATGACAATCTGCAGTCTTCTTTTGATGTTATCAATGCTTCAGGCCTTGGAAATCTTACACCTGAAAGCTTTAAGGATATCATAGCTAAAACAACTGAGAAAGCGAATGAAGCAATGGCTACATTCTCAGAGAGTCAGGAAAAAGCACTTGCAAGCTTACACGCACAATACAAGGATGGCTTTTTATCAGAAGGTGAGTTTAATAGGCAATATGACATTATTATCAACAGCATACTTGATAATCAAGGTAAGACTATAGGAATGGCTGTAAGCTCACTTACTAAGAATATTAAGGATTCATATTCTACAGAAATGCAGGACTTGATGCCGGAGCTGAATGATGTAGTCAACAATGCAATAAACAACGAAGGAAACCTTTATGCACTTAAAGAGCAAGGTGCGATAGCATTCACAGGTATTAAAGATAGTTTGCTGGACGGAATGAAAGTTGATTCGGCTACTAAAGAAGCTATGTCACAGCTGTATAAAGAGTTACAGCCTGACATGGAAAAGATGAATGCGATTGCAGAGAGCTACAAGAAGGCAGGATTACAAATACCTGACGAGCTGGCAAATGCATTACATGAATCTGCTACTATAGGAGCATTGGCAGGAGATGAGGCGAGTCTTTGGTATCTATACGGTGAAAAGATTGCTAATGATCCAAATTATGCTGAGATACTCAGTACAATGCAACAGCAGGGAGTAGAGATACCACAGGCATTACTTAATGGACTACAGGCAAGCGGTGTTCTGGATCAGGCAGGTAATATAGTGTATGGAAAGATAAATAATTCTGTACAGTCTGCAATGGCTACGCCGATAAAAGCCGTGGCCAAGTTTGATCTTGAAGCCGTGTATAATGTGAGTCCTAATGTACTTAGTAATAAAGCCAGAGCGGAGGCACAGGCGGCGGCAGTAGGTAAGCAAATTGCAAGCCTGAAAACAAATAAGATAACAGGGTTGCCGGCATATGCAAGCGGTGGGATTATTGAAAAGCCTACCTTGGCCACTTTCGCAGAGGAAGGACCGGAGGCGGCTATACCGCTTGACGGTTCAGCACGTGCTATATCTTTATGGCAAAGAGCAGGTGAGATACTTGGTACACTTGGTGGAAAGTCAAAGGCAAGTGGAAGCTTGGAGAAACTTGAGGGTACAGATACATCCGGAAGTAACGTTGTGGTGAACTTTTCTCCGGTACAAAACTTTTCTGCCGGTACTACGGCTGAAGAAGTTCAAAGAGTTAATGAACTCAGCTTTGAAGAGTTTAAAAAGATGTTCGACAGATATGTAAAAGATAATAGGAGATTGGGTTTTACATAAATGAGAGAAAGAATATATATAGCAGAGTCGGGAGATACTTGGGACAGTATCTCCTTTAAAATTTATGAAGATGAGTTTAAAGTTGAGCTTTTAATGAATGCGAATAAGGACTTGATGCATATCTTTGTATTCGGTGGTGGCGAAAGAGTAAAGATTCCTGAGCTACCTGAAGATGTGAGTAGCTCTTTACCTGATTGGAGAAAGTAATGGCAAGATATACAGATTTAAGCCTGGTATATGAGGGCAAAGAAGCAAGCAATATAGGTACTGTAGAGAGCTTTACTTATGTGGATGAAGCTGAAAATAATGCGGACAATATCAGCATTACTATTGACAATGTGGATAAAAGATGGGCGAACGGCTGGACTCCTAAGCTGAACGATAAGATAGCGGCCAAAATAGCCTGGACTGATGAGAATAATAAAAAGAATAAGATTGACTGTGGATCATTTGCTGTAGACGACTTTTCTATATCATCAAGTCCTTTAACCTGTAGGATAAATGCCACTATAAAGCCTGTGAAAAATGAGTTTAGTGTGACTCCAAAGTCAAAACTTTGGAAAGATGTATCGGTAAAGCAGATAGCAAGTGAGATAACAAGCACATCAAGTCTTAACCTTGTATATGACAGTGATGTGGAAGATAAGATAAAGGAGCTTGAGCAGTCCAATCAGACGGACTCATCTTTTCTAAAGTCTCTTTGTGACAAGTATGGACTGAGTCTGAAAGTATATGATAATAAAGCTGTAATCTATGATGTTGCAAGATATGAGGACAAAGACAGTGTAGCCGGCATAAAGCCTGATCAGTGTACACAGTGGACTTATAATAACAGTATTTTGGGAACTTACACAGGCGCCGTTTTTTCATATACCAATTCTAAAGACAATAAGACTATATCTGTGACGGTAGGCAAGAGTGACAGGCTTTTATATATCAATGAATCTGCAGATGATGAAGCTGATGCAATGAAAAAAGCAATTGCGAAAGTGAATAAATCCAATAGAGATCTTATTACTATGAGTCTTGAGTTGGTAGAGCCTATGCTTATAACAGCTACAAATTGCGTAGATCTGTTCGGATTTGGTGGTGAGATAGATGGTAAGTACTTTATAACAAGTATAAATCATAACATAGCAGGTAGCGGATACAGTCAAAGCCTTAGTCTTAGAAAGGTGATATCAAGGATAGGAGCCGGCGGTAAAGGAGATGCCCAAAAAGAAAATGCTTCAAAAGAAAACAATAGTGCAGCAGATGGCATGGAATATATAGTAAAAAAAGGTGATAATCTTTGGAACATTGCAAAGAAGTATCTGGGTAAGGGTGTGAAGATGAAAGAAATATATGAAGCCAACAAGGATGTGATTGAGAAGGAAGCGAAGAGACATGGAAAGAAAGATTCAGATAACGGTCACTGGATTTGGGAAGGAACGAAGCTGAATATACCGGGTGGAAAGAATGAATAAGAATGTGTAAGTGTAGATTTACAAAGGAATAGGACTTTTGCTCAATTATGGGCGAAAGTCCGGGCTGTAGATCGGCAACTAAAAATAAAATATAAAAAGTTGTTGACTTTTGTATCCACATAATATATAATAAAGACAGTTAAGCAATACTTAACAAATAAAGCAAGGCAAGAACAGTATCTCGGTACTGGCGGAAAGGAGGTATGGTGGACGAGGATATGAATCTGGGTGAGTTACTTAAAGACATAGCTGAAGAAAATCAGACAAGAAAAATACTTGAAATCCTTAATGAGTGCAAGGACATTGAGGAAGCCAGAGAAAAAGTAAAAGCCCTACTTAGTAAATAAGTAAGGCAACAATAAAATAGATATACAAGGTGGTCCTTGCCACCGCCTTGTATAGACTATGGTAACATAGTAAAAGAAATATGGCAAGAGTTAAGAGGTGGGTAAAGTAGAAAAGAAGATGGGTAGACCAACTACGAACCCGAAGGAGCTAAGCACTCGTATAAGGCTGTCGCATGAAGATGTGGATATGCTGGAGTCATGTAGCAAAAAGCTTGGAGTGACTAAAGCTGAGGTGATCCGAAAAGGAATAAAAATGGTCTATGATAATTTGCAAAAATTATAACTTAAGGAATAAGAGAGCTGCGGCTCTCTTTTTTCATACAAAAAATAAGGAAGGATATATGAATGATGTAATTAGAATAGGCAAGGTGTCAAGTGTTGATTATGAAAAAGGTATGGTATCTGTCTACTATGAAGACAGAACCGCTATGGTAACAAGTATTATGCCGGTTCTTAGCAATGGTAGATATAAGATGCCTAAAATAGGCGAGTCAATATTGGTGGCACATCTTAGTAACGGAACGAATGCAGCAGTTGTGCTGGGTACAGTTTTCAATGATGCAAATGTGCCTAAATCTTCCGGACAGAATGTGTATTATGAAGAGCTGTCGGATAATACAATGATAAGCTCTGATGGCATAGATATAACATTGAAAGCAGCTGCAGGAAGTATAAATGTATCAACTCTTTTAAATCTTATAAAGCGTGTGGAAGCTTTAGAAAGAAGGTGATCATGAGAAAACTTGGAAGTTGGGGAAAAGACCTGGTATTTTCTGTATCAAGCGATAAAGTACTTACTTTTAAAAAGCTTGGTAGAGAAATCTCAGCGAGGTGGGCAAGTCATACTCCGACATTTGGAAAGCCTAAAAGAGAATTCTTAGGAGCAGACCTTGAAACGATTACACTTGATATCACTTTGAATGCTTTTTTAGGAGTAAATATCACTAAGACTATTAAGAAACTCGAAAGCGCATTAAAGATTGGCAGAGCGAATTATATAGTGATTGGTGGTAAAAGGATTGCAAATTATAAGTTCAATCTGACAAAGATAAGTGAAGCCTACAATGTAGTATATAGAGATGGATTTATATCTGAAGCTGATATCACATTAACATTTACGGAGTATCATTGATGAATATTAAAGTAGATTTTACGACAGATAGCAGTATTGATACTGAGATTTTAACATCGATACAGACTTTATGCAGTACTTATGAAGGCACAATCCCTTTAGATAGGCGGGTTGGTCTTGATTCAAGCGTAATATCTGAAAGTATTGATATTTCAAAAGAGATAATTACTGCAGATATTTTCGACAAGGTTGAAAAGTACATACCGGAAGTAGAAGTGATAGAAGTTTCTTTTAAAGAAGGTGAAGACATATCAATGCTTAATGTATTGATAAAGCTTGGAAGGAGGGAAGATGTTTGAGAGAGTACCGGATGTAAGTTTTATTGATGATCTGAGACTTGAAAGCTTGATGGAAGAACTTGTAAAAGAATATGAGAATGAATATAAGAGGATAACAGGTAACAATGAATATACATTACCTAAAGTATCACCATATAGATTTATATTAAATGCTATATGCTTACAATTATTCCAGGGATTTATGTGGCTTGATAATATGGGTAAAATGAATCTTCTAAAATACTCAAACGGACCGTATCTCGACAATATGGCCGTTGCGTTCGGTATAGAAAGAAAGATGGGTGAGCCAAGCAAATGTAAGGTCAGATTCAAGTTATCAAGTGTACAGACATCAAATATACCTATACCGAAGAATACAAGGGTAACAGATGGCAGTATATACTTTAGAACAACTAAGTTTGCTGAGATAGCGGCAGGAAAAGAGTATATAGATGTGGATTGCGAATGTGTAGAGGTAGGCAGTAAATACAATGATATTGTAGCAGGCAGAATAAAGATACTTGTAGACAGTATTCCGTATATAGAAAGTGTATCAAATACAAATACTACAGAGTATGGAGCTGATGTAGAAGATGATGAAACACTGAGAGAAAGAATATTCCTGGCAAGCTCTACATATTCGGTAGCAGGTCCGATCGGTGCATATGAGTACCACACAAAAGCTTACTCAAGCCTTATATCTGATGTAAGAGTAACGAATCCGTCGCCTAGAGTGGTAGATATAAGAGTGGTTCTAAAGGGTGGAGAAAAGCCGGATACTGAGTTTTGTAGAGGACTTAAAGAGTATCTGTCAAGTAATGATAGAAAGCCTCTGACTGATGTTGTAGAGGTAAATGCACCACAGGATACAAATTATAATATCAACCTAAAGTACTTTATAAATGACAGTGACAAGGCCAATGTGACAAATATTCAGGCAGCAGTTACTAAAGCTATAGAAGATTTTAAGAGATACCAAAGCGAACGAATAGGTAGAGATGTAAATCCTTCCATGCTTGTGAGCATGATAGTAAATGCAGGAGCAAAGAGAGTAGAGATAATTGAGCCGGCATTTATAAGTGTAGATGATGCACATATAGCAATATTGAAGTCATCAAATATCACGTATGGAGGCCTTGAAAGTGATTGATATTTTTAACTCTCATATCGTGGATGTTTTACCACATAAATTTAAGAACGATCCGGAAGTACTTGCACTAAGCTATGCAATAAATATTGTGCTCAACAGATACTTTCAAGCATTAAATAAAAGTATGGTTATATCCGGCATTGATGATTTAGGTGAAGAGGTGCTTGATTTGAGGGCAATTGAGCTTGATATCCCTTACTATACTTCAGATATGGATATAGAGACTAAAAGAAAACTTGTAAAGTCTGCAATAGCTTTATACAAAAAAGCCGGCACTAAGGCGAGCATAAGAGCTGTAGTGCAGACCGTGCTTGGCAACGGTGAAGTGATTGAATGGGATAAGTTTAATGGTGTACCTGGCAGTTTTAAAATAGTTACAAGTGGATCAAGCGATACTGAAGCACTGCAGGAGCTTTCTAAAATTATAAAAAAGATTAAAAATGCCGGTGCGACATTGATAGCAGTAGAGAGAATAACAGATATAAAAGCTACAGTCTATATCGGAGGCCTTGTGCAAAGCGTAACTATACAGTCAGTGAGGTAAAAGATGGCAAGATTTAATACACCTGTAATTACAAATGCAGGTATAAATATTATAAATAGAGCTATAAATGGTGAAAACCTGGAGTTTTCAAGCATAAAGATAGGTGATGGTACATATACAGGAAGCGAGGACTTGAAGACATTTACAGATCTTGTTGGATATAAAAATACTTTTAATATATCTGCAGCATCAGCAGATGGAAATATCTTAAAGATAAATGCTGCAGTAAGTAACGAAAATATAAGTGTAGGATATCAAATAAAGGAAGTCGGGATATATGGCAAGGTGGGCAATCAGGAAACCCTGATCGCAATTGCTACTGCTATAAATCCTGACTTTTTAGCTGACAGGACAAGTGCTCCTGTAACTATCATAATGGAATTTTATCTCACGATAGAAAGAGCAAGTGAGATAAATTTTACATATAGCATACCAAGTGGAGTATATGTAGATGTTAGAACCTTTGATACAGGCTTAAAGAATATTGAGAACAGGATAAATCAAAAGCTTAATAAGGTGACGGTTGTAGAAGTTCCGGTAGGCGGCTGGGAAGGTGCTACGATATTTAAACAGCGAATAAATATTCCGGGAATTAAATCAAGTGATATTCCTATAGTAGGTCATAGTATAAGTGATAGCATATCAGATTCGGCAACTATAAAAGGCCTATGGAAAGCGTACAGCTGTCTTGATAAAGTTGTTGTATATGACGGCTATATAGAGCTTATATGCTTTAGAAAGAAGCCTCAGAGAAGCTTTTATCTTGCAGTAAAGGAGGTATAAAAAATGGCTGATGCAATTTTGATGGCAGGAGGCACAGGCGGAGTATCATCTGACGATGTTACTGCCGGCAAGGCGCAAGTGCTGCAGGGCTATAAGACGGTCACTACTGATAGTAATGATGAAGTTGTGGAAGGCACTATACCCAAACGTGGCACATGGTCCACAGCTTCGGAAGTTGTAAATGCTTCAGGAGAAAGTACAGTCCATGTAAGGTTTGAAGAAGGATACTACAATAAAGATGGACAGTATAAGCCTACTGCAAAGATACCCTATGCAGTTCTATCAAATGTATTGGGAATTGATGCAAATAAAATGCTCAGCAATTTAACTATAGCAGGCACTACTGGAAATATCCCTATCCGTGGATATAAAGGGGAAGATTGCAATGAGATGTGGTACTACCAAGTAGAAGGAGGGTATGTAGTCCGTTTAGAGGAGGGGTATTATCATAAAGACCCAAGTGGACAGTGGAAGCCCTATGTTATTGCACCAACTGCCTTGGTAAAAGGTGCAGTAAATTATCGTCCGGAAAAGACTCTTAGCGATACGGTTACTTGTAACGAGCGTGGGCATATTAAAATGGTTGACACTAAACTCAACAACTATAGTAATAATCAGGCACGAAACATAGGGATAGACGGTGTGAGAAGAAAACTGTGGATGGAGCTAGGTCATGGAAATGCTTACTATTGTAGAGATGATAATGGTCCTCATGTCGAAACAGATGCGTCAAAGCTTGGTACAGCAGGCGCAGACTCAGTACTACAATGGCAGACTGCCACATCTCAGCACGGAATTAACTTTCAGGGCACAATTCCAAGATGGATTGCTACTCATGGTGATGTTATTCTTGCAAATCCTAGCCATTCTGGGCAGGGCTTTGCTTATGATTTACCTGGAGTAGGAAGAGGAATTGCCATAGGTATAAAAAATGGCTCGTTTATACAAGGTGCTAACTATGTTTTTTTTCCAATGCCTAATTTAATACCTCCTAACTTACGTGCAGGTGAGAATTTCGCAGGCATAATTGGAACAATGCCTGATTACGGCACAGGTAGAGTGGCTTTTAGGAATGCCACCTTCGATGGAGTTTTGATATCGGGGGTGGCGAATAAGGGTTTTATTCTTAATAGTATCGGAAGATATCTTAACTTAAAAAACATAAACTATGGGTATCAAGGCATAGTAGACGGCGGACTGAAGTTTATAAATGGATATAGTGGAAATACTCATGTAAAAACAGCACCTGATATAGGCTGCGTGTTTGCTAATTCTGTAAATTTAACACCTTTCAGATATATAAAAATGGGATTCAAATTTATAGAATTTAGAGGAGATGGCACAGGTGCACAGCCTGCAAGAATAGAACTGGAAGTAGGTGCCACACCAACCAGCGGAGCAGGTGGAGAAACTTATCACAATGAGAGTAATACAGTAGTTAGAGATGTTGGAGGCAGGTCAAAGTTTGCTATATATACTATGACATCAACTAGAGTAAATGTAGGTAATATAAGCGACCAGTCACAGCAGTATTTGACATTAGATGTTTCAGCAAGTCAAGGACATCACTTTATATACATTATGCTTGGAAATATTGTACATGAGTACTCAGGAGGTAGTGTGTACGCAGTTGTAGTAGTTAATAACATAGAATTTATAAATTAGGAGATTAAAATGAGCAAATTGGTATTAAAAGATAAGACGGAGATAGATCTACTCAATTATTATGGTGACACATTTGTAACTGTAATTGATAACTTTGCAAAGCTTGACGAACTTAAGGACGAGTTGACTGATGCAAATACAGTGATTATGACAGTGCAAAGTGATGGCAGTGAGGAGACTGTAACAGGCCTTAAATTGCAGGGTATCACTATAAATTTTGTAAAGGATGATACAGGAGTAATTTCTCAGATACAGGCATTACTCATGTTCAGGACTATGGATAAAGTGGAGCAGGTAGAGGCAACATTGACAGGGCGTATAGATGCCCTGTCAAACATGCTTGTTGAATTGATGAGTTCAGATGAGGAAGGAGAAGGAAATGAGCAGTAAAAGAAAGTTAAAAGTGTATGTGAGATTTTATGCATCAAGAATTAAGTATGGGTTGATGATAATAGACGAAGTGCCGGAGAAGTACAGGGCAGCCGTAGAAGAGTTCATGAAGACAGATGAGTATTTGATGATGTAGCTTGATAACAAAAAAAGATATTTTAATAACAGAAAGAGGGGAGTTGTTCCCTCTTTTTTAATTCGAGAAAGGAAAGAATATGATTAAAATAGGACAGGCAAGCAGAGATGAAAGAGGCAGATACAGCGGTGGCGTTGCAGGCGATCAGGATTTTAGAGAGGTTGCGATACGCGAGTGGTACAATCGCCCTTGGAACAAGGTGCTTAGACCTAAAAATCCTGATAAGGCGGAAAAGATAGCAGTAGCCATGGAAAAAGCCTGTAAGAATAATAATATAGGATACGACCAAAACCAAAGAACCACTCTATATAGCCTTTGCAAGGCCAACGGCTGGAAGATAGAGGATGTAAAAACACCGTGTGAAACCGACTGCAGTGCCTTAGTGGCTGTATGCGTAAATTATGCTGGGATAAGTGTATCGGGAGATATTTATACAGGTAATGAGGCTAATGCACTTTTACGCACAGGAGAATTTGAACTGTTATCATCTCCTAAGTATTTAATATCAGATGAATACCTTAAAAGGGGGGATATACTTCTGTATGAGTTCCATCACACGGCTATAGCACTTGAAAATGGCAGAAAAGCAGAGAAGACTAAGTCTGTGCAGGTAGAGTATCCGCTTGGCTGGAATGTAGACAAAGACGGCCAGTGGTGGTATGCCGACACGCCACACAGTCGCATAGCAGGCAGGTGGGCATACATAGACGACAGGTGGTATGTATTCGACCAAAAAGGCTATATGATTAAGGGCTGGTTTAAGCAAGGTGACGACTGGTACTATATGAATCCTGCCGACGGAGCCATGCTCTCAGGACAGTGGATAAATGTAGATGAAATGTCTTTTTATCTTACGAAATCAGGAGTTATGGCAATAAATGCATATATAAAAGCGGATGGTAAGGATCTGTATTATTGGGTTGACGCTGATGGCAAGTATCAGAAAGAGTATGATACATCTAAGCCTGATTTGAAAAATTACGATTTAGCAGAGTAGGAAGGAAGGTTAAAATGAGAGCAAATATTTTGTATTCAACAGTTGGAGCAATAGGAGGATTTATAGCAGCTATGTTTGGAGGATGGAGTGATGCACTAATAACACTGATTGTATTTATGTCTGTAGACTACATTACAGGTCTGGCGGTCGCAGGCATATTTAAGAAAAGCAAGAAAAGTGAGAATGGTGCGCTTGAGTCAAGAGCGGGATTTAAAGGTTTATGCCGCAAAGGCGTTGCACTACTTATAGTACTTGTAGCAGTAAGACTTGATATCATAATGCATACAACATACATAAAAGATGCAGTTATCATAGCATTTGTAGCAAATGAAAGCATTTCTATAATCGAGAATGCCGGGCTGATGGGTGTGCCGGTACCATCTATAATTGCAAAGGCTATTGATGTATTGAGAAAAGATTCAGAAGGCCAAGACGTAGAACACTAGGACTGCCAAGTACTATGATGACAGTCTTAGTTTCTATATGTACTAGTAAACTAGAAATTTATTAGTAACAAAACGCTACAAAGCCATATGAAATAAGCATTTTACAGTTCTCAAAGAGATAATTGTATATTGCAATACTACACTCCGAAACAATGTTTCGGAGTTTTTTGTATTAAAAAAAATGTTATTTATAGAACTGTTTAGCAGTCGTGTGTGATTGTGAATAAAATTTAAAAACATATAATCCGTTGATATCTTCTGAATTATAATATATAATTAGATCAAAAGAAAATAAAAACGAAAAACATGTTTTTAAAGGAGGATAGTAGATGAAGATACTTCGCATTAAAGCTAATGGACTTCCATTATTTAAAAAAGAATTGGACATTTGCTTCTATACACAGCAGCGAGTTTGTGAAGAGGATAAAGGTAGCCTTTATTGTTTGAAGGACAACTATTATCTTCATTCTGCTTGTGCGTTTATCGGTATCAATGCATCAGGTAAAACTTCAGTGCTAAAGTTTATCAGCCTGGCTTTGAATATTTTGAATAATAAACCTATCAACCACGTAGAGGAAAAAAGCATTCTTGGTGGGACAAAAAAAGCGACAATTCAAATATATTTTTATGATAAGCGTAGCTATATCTGTCGTTTGGAAACTGTAATAACATCTAAAAAGACGAAAACAGGAGAGTATGTATATACAATTCTATCTGAAAGTCTTTGGGAAAAGCCGATATCATCAGTTAAGTCAAAAAAATATTTTACAGATTTTACAGGAATGAAACCTATAGAACAGCGTAACAAAGATGAGGCATACCTGCCTGACGATGTAAGTTTTATCATTGCACGCAATAAAAAAGAAAATGAAACTGTGGAAATATTCAGCCTGCTTTCATATACAAATGTAAATGTTCTTCCATTTACTGAAGACATTCCGATAGATGTAATTGCATTTCTTGATCCGACAATTGAAAAATTGTGTTTCGAACAGATAGAGGGAAAAACATTTATCCATTTGAAATTTAGGGACGATGAAGAGATTATTTTGAATAATGCGACAGATCTTGAACGGTATTTATCATCCGGTACGATTAAGGGTATCATTATATTCTCAATGATAAAAGAGGTTCTTCAGTCAGGCGGTTATCTTTTGGTAGATGAAATTGAAAATCACTTTAATAAAGAAATTGTTACGACTTTGATGCGATTCTTTATGGACAGTAGACTTAACAGAAATGGTGGAACACTTGTTTTCACTACACATTATCCGGAACTGCTTGACGAGTATGATAGAAATGATGGAATTTGTATTGTAAGAAACCGAAACGGAATTACAGTAGAAAATTTGAGTTATATATTGAAACGTAACGACATTAAAAAGAGTGATGCATATCAGAGCGGTTTTCTTGAAGGTACAACGCCGGCATATGAGGCGTATATGCTTTTGAAGAAAAATCTTAATGCCTCAATTAGCTAGGGAGCCAATATGATGAAATTAGCAAAATATAAGGCATGCATATGTGAAGGTTCTGCAGAAGAAGCGGTTATCGATATTCTGATTGACAATGATTTACTAATTTTCAAAAGAGAAGAATTGCTGGAAGAACGTGTTATTCGATGCAGAAATGCCAAGCGATTTGAGGAGCGATACTTGCGAAAGGGATTCGATGAGAAGATTTCTGTGATAAGGATTTTGGATTCTCGCAGAGAAGAGTTTCGATTAAGTAAGGCATATGAAAAGAAAATTGATGTGACAAATATTATTACCGCTCCGGAAATTGAAATGTTAATTATTCATGCAGAAGGAGCATATAATCAATTTAAACGTTCAGGGAAAAAGCCAAGTGAATTTTGTAAATCAAGTCTTAGGATGCATGATGTAAAATCGTATGATTTTGTGAAGAAGTACTTTAGTGATCCTAAGACCTTGGTAAAAGCTATAAGAGAGTACCGTAGAACAGCAAATATTCATAATGGAGAGTATAGTTTGTCTGATTTACTTAGATAA